GAGTAATCTCCCTCTTTTCCACCCCCGGTAGGGTTCAAAAGGCATATATACTACTTGATATTATATGCCCATTGACACCTCTACGAGTGTCAATTACAATAAACACATAAAACCAGGAGAAATTATGAAACGCTCAAAAATGTCCCATCACAAATCAAACAAAGTCTTCAAAAAAGGCATGCGTACACAAAAAAGAAACATCGCCCCCGCTCCAAGTCGTGGCGGATACCGACTCTAATGTGCTTATTCCCACAAAACGCCGAACTCAACGAGTTTGGCAGAATCTCATTCACCCGCGAGGGAAATTTAAAACTTCCTTGCGGGAAATGCACGGAGTGCATCTCAAAACGTTCAATCGAATGGGCTACTCGTGCGCGTCACGAGATCTCATGCCACAAAGAAAACTCGTTTATCACACTCACATATAACGAAGACAATCTGCCCCCGATTAACTCAATCAAAACTGAATTTCAAAAATTCATAAAACGCTTGCGCAAATACACTAAATCAAAAATTCGCTACATGGTCTCCCATGAATACGGAAGCCAAACATTCAGACCCCATCACCACGTCATACTATTCGGATACAACCCGCCAAATCAAAAATATCTCAAACAAACAAAAAAAGGCGAACAACTATTCACATCTCAAGACGTACAAAAACTATGGTCACTAGGCTTCCACTCAATAGGAACTGCGAATGAAAAAACTGCTTACTACATCGCAAGCTACTCACTTAAGGGTAAAAAACATACTCTACCCGATCCAACCACAGGCGAAATGATCACAATTTCAGACTGTATGGATGTTTCAAAACGCCCCGCAATTGGCTATAACTATTTCGAAAAAAATCACCAACAACTAATCGACTCTAACGAAATGCTCCCGCGTTACTATTTTAAAAAATTACAAACTATAAACCCAACGCTACACGAACATTACGAAAACAAACGATTAACACAATTCAAAACTCGCTCATCTCACGAAATCTTAGCTAAATTCACGATCGACAACCAGAAGCTCGATCTCTCTTCTTGTGAGTTCCGGGACACCAATAAAAGTGTCCTTAAGGAACTCCCACACTATACTAAAATACTAAAATCAACCCGTGATGATTATCATCACAAATCAAAGGAGAACTCAAAATGAAAATTTTCTCAGTACACGACTCAAAAGCGGAAGCTTATCTTCCTCCTATCTATTTCAAATCAGCTGGCGAAGCAATTAGAAGCTTCGAGACAGCATGTTCTGACATTCAATCTAACTTTCACAAATATCCCGCCGACTTTACTCTAGTCGAACTCGGCGAATTTGATGAACTATCTGCATCTATTGCTACTCACACAAAACCTAGAATCTTATCTAATGCAGCAGAATTCAAACATTAATCAATAACGGGACAGGAAGTCCCATCTTTTAAGGAAAAAAGAAATGAAAATGAAATCTACAGTAACTCCTCAACAGGTTTTCTCACATGTTGCAAAACCTGAAATCCAACGATCAACATTCGATCGTTCACACGGCTACAAAACAACTCTTGATGCCGGACAACTTATTCCTATCTTTCTCGACGAAGCTCTTCCGGGAGACACTTTCAACTTATCTACTTCACTCTTCGGTCGACTATCAACTCCATTAAAACCAGTCATGGATAATATCTATCTTGACGTACATTATTTCTCAGTTCCCATGAGACTACTATGGGATAACTGGCAAAAATTCAATGGAGAACAAACAAATCCCGGCGACACTACAAACTACTTAATCCCAACAATGACCTCTACAGCCGTTACTGGTTACGGCGAACAATCTCTTTATGACTACATGGGATTGCCTACTAAAGTCGCTGGACTTGAACACTCTGCACTCTTTTTAAGAGCGTACAACCTTATTTACAATGAATGGTACCGCGATGAAAACTTACAAGACTCTGTCATTATTAACACTGATAACGGTCCTGACGCTGTCAGCGATTACACTATTCTTCCACGTGGAAAACGCAAAGATTACTTCACGTCTGCTCTCCCATTTGCACAAAAAGGAACCGCAGTTAGCGTCCCTCTTGGTTCAACCGCACCTGTAATCGGTAATGGTACAGCAATACACGTAAACGACGGAACAAATCAAACTGCTCTTGTCTGGATGAACTCAGCAAATTCAAACCAAATTCGTGCTAACGAAACTAATGGTACTAACTCTGCTATTAAATTTGGTAAAATGGACAACTCAGACACTGGCTTAATCACTGACTTATCTACAGCAACAGCAGCTACTATCAACCAACTTCGCGAAGCTTTTCAAATACAAAGAATGTATGAAAAAGACGCGAGAGGCGGAACACGTTACACGGAAGTAATACGCGCACATTTCGGCGTTATATCTCCAGACGCACGACTCCAAAGACCAGAATACTTAGGCGGCACAACTGCAAACATTAATATTAATCCAATCTCACAACAAAGTGCTACTGTGTCTGGTTCAACACCACAAGGTAACTTGTCTGCCATCGGAACTGTTGCCACTTCTGGTAACTCTTTCGTTAAATCATTCACTGAACACGAAATCGTAATCGGATTAGTATCAATACGCGCAGACCTTAACTATCAACAAGGCTTAAATAAAATGTGGTCACGTCAAACTAGATTTGACTTCTACTGGCCATCATTATCTCACTTAGGAGAACAAGCTATTCTTAACAAGGAAATTTATGCACAAGGAAACAACGCCGATGACGATGTATTCGGATACCAAGAACGATATGCAGAATATCGTTATAAACCCTCTCAAGTTACTGGATTATTCCGTTCTAATGCAACCGCTTCCCTCGACATCTGGCATTTATCACAAGAATTCTCTGCACTCCCTGCGCTTAACGATGCTTTCATCGTTGAAAACCCACCAATTGATAGAATCATTGCCGTACCATCAGAACCGGCTTTTATCTTAGATTGCTATTTCAATTTCAAAACAGCGCGACCAATGCCAACTTACGCTACTCCAGGACTAATCGATCATTTCTAAAAACTAATGCCCCCGCAAGGGGGCTCTTAACAAGGAAAAAAATATGGGATTATTCGGAAAAGGATTCCTAAGCGACATAGTCGACGTAGGACTTTCAGCTATACCCGGTGTCGGTTCTTACATAGGTACATCAGCCGCCAACGAATCAAATCAACAAATCGCTGCTAATGCTAATGAGTTCAACTCAGCACAAGCAGTCGCTAACAGAGATTTCCAAAGGGAAATGTCGAACACTGCACATCAAAGAGAAATGGCAGACTTACAAAAAGCCGGTATCAACCCTATTCTTGCTATGAATAGCGGAGCATCATCACCAACCGGCTCTACAGCCTCTGCCGTATCTATTCCAAAACAAGGTACAAACCTTGATCTCTCACAAGCTATACACTCTTCTTTAGATGCAATGAATAAAAGACAATCTTTAGACAACCTAAAGGAACAAAACAAACTTACTCAAGCTCAATTACAAAAAACCGACGCTGAGGCAGACGTCGCCAAAAATGTTGCCAGGGACACTGATCTCATGCAACGAGCTAGAGAGGGAAACCCATTTATTACTGGAGGTGATAACAAAGGACATTTCCAAGTACCTCAATATTACAAAACTGCTAATCAAGCCACTCTTAACGAGTACAATGCCAAATCTGCTGAAGCTCGAAGAATGACTAAATCTGCTGAATTCCAAGACAAACATAATACACTTATCAACATTCTTGATACTGCCAAAAAAGCAACGGATATTATTCCGGGTATCAAACTAAATTTAGGAAAATAAATGAAATTAACTAATCATCACGAATTAAGAAAAAGAGTACAACTTGATTGCTCTTCTCCGAAGTTAACCGACCAATCGTATAAAAATTTATGCGATATAAACAACATCATGGCTCAATATGCCAAAACCGGAACATTCGGACACGTTGCCTCACGTCAACCACAATACATCGACAACACAACTATACCCAACCTAGAAAACGCGTTCAGCATCGCTAGGAACGCCACAGACCTCTTTAATTCACTACCCCCTGACATACGTAAGCTTATGGACAACAACCCCATTAATCTCGAATCCTTTGTCCATAATCCAGATAATGCAGACATGCTTCTAAAACACGGATTAATAGTAAAGCGCGAAACTCAAGTACCAACAAAGAAAACCGATACTGGAATCATAGGAGGTGATTCACATGACAAAAATCTTAGCGATAGCGTTAAAGACTCATGAACTTTTCGTCTTTATCTATAGATCAATCGTCTCTAAACAGTAGAAATGAGGGAGTAATCTCCCTCTTTTCCACCCCCGGTAGGGTTCAAAAGGCATATATACTACTTGATATTATATGCCCATTGACACCTCTACGAGTG